AAGAAGAAGTTTTAAAAATCCTAGAGCGCTATGAGGAACTGACCCCATTTCAGACCATGTCGCCGGACCAAGAGCACCTGTCCAACGATAACAAGTGGAAATTTTTCTTTTTGAAGTGCGCCAACATCAAATTCCGCAAAAACGCCGCGCTGATGCCTCAGACAATGGCAATTGTGGATAAGTACCCCGAAATCGTAAGCGCCTATCTGTCAATTCTTGGCCCGCACAAATCGTTGCCAATGCATAGAGGCCCGTGGTCAGGCGTACTAAGGGCACACCTTGGCGTGGTTGTTCCTGTTCCCGCAGATGCCAGCAAAAAGCCGCATTTAATTGTGGACGGCCTACGCTATGAATGGAAAGAAGGCGAAGTGGTGTTCTTTGATGACACCTATGAACACGAGGCCCACAACCCAACCGATGAAATTAGGGTTGTGCTGTTTTTGGATGTTTTGAGACCATTGCCGTTCTATTACAACGCCTTGAATCGATTTATACTTTCAGCGGCTTTGCTTTTTCCTTACATTTGGATTCCCTATTTCCGGCACAAGAAATGGGAAAAAACATTTCACGCACCGAAAGGTTGATATGGCTGATTACGACTTGATGACGCAAGCATTGGCAGACAAACCCGCTGGTTTTGGGTATGGTTTGCGATATGGCATGGGCAAAGCCGGTGAGCCGCTAACCCTTAAAGGCAAAGGCTATTTTGGCGAAATGCAAACAGCCGAAGGCTATCCAATGGGCGAATACTCAGGCATTTCTAGCTTTAACGGCAAGGATGTGGAACACCCGTTTATCGTGCCAACTTTAAATAAACAAGAACTTGATCTTTTGCGAATGACCGGCGAAGTGTCACCCGAGATTGCAAGAAAAGCCCAATTGTGGGCACAAGGTCGCATGGAACAAGGCAAAGACCCATTTGCCACTCAAGGCGACATTCGCTTGCCTTATTCATCGGAATAAAACATGGCTGACAATCAACAATTGGCTGCTGCTTTAAGCGGAACAATAAAGCCCACACCAAGAAATCCGGTGTTGGGCGGTGTTGCCGACTTGTTGGGCATGGCTTATAAGCTGCCTGAGATGCCCCGCATGGGCGTGCCTGGCATTGATTTTTTAGCGGCAAATCGCAAAAAAGTGATGGATTTGCTTGGAATGGGCGATGTCCAAAAGACCGCCGATGCCTTGTCTTACGGCAATGCAGTCGGAACAGGCTCGGGCATGACCTATCGCCCAAAGGACGAAACCATTGGTGCTGCGCTGGCGGTTGCGCCATTTGCTAGCAAAGCCATCCGCGCCACAGAAGGGTTGCCGGTAGGGGCAAGCATCAAGCCAATTGGCAATAAAAACATCAATGTTAAATTGAATGAGCCAAACAATTTTTTATCTGCCAAATCTGAATTTGGTGAAGTTGGTGGAACTATTCGTCCTCCGGATCAGTTTTCAGATAAACCATATTTGCAAATTAATTATGCTGAAGTTGAACAGGCAAGCCGTGGCAAAGGAAAAGGAAAAGAACTTTATCAATCTCTTATTGATGAAGCTGAAGCAAGAGGATTAAGAATTTTTAGTGATTCCGCAGTTGAAAAGCAAGCTGTCAATGTTTATAAGTCGCTTGAAAAAGGTGGATATAAATTAAAGGATATGACCACAGGAAAATTGGATGATGGCGCTGTTTATGGCGCTGGAGCAAAAAATCCTGCGTTTGAAATTTCATCAACACAAAAGCCATAAAGAATAGGTTCTATATGACTTCTGAATCTAAAATAGGCAAAACTAGAAAGAAAACGGGTGGTCGCACTGGTGGAACGCCCAACAAGGCCACGCAACAGGCGCGTGAGGCCATTGCATTGTTTGTTGATGGCAATGCCCATAGATTGACCGAATGGCTTGATACGGTCGCATACGGCGATCCCGAGCACGACATCAAGCCCAATCCGGCAAAGGCGTTTGAACTGTTCCAATCGGTGGTGGAATACCATGTGCCTAAGCTGGCAAGGACTGAAGTCACAGGCGCTGACCAAGGGCCGGTGGAAATGGTAGTGACATGGGCAAACGGGAAATAATCCTGCCGTACAGCCCAAGGGACGCATTCATGCCGTTCCACAACCGCACGACCCGTTGGTCATGTTTGGTTGCTCACCGAAGGGCCGGTAAGACCGTGGCGGCAATCAATGATGTGATAAAGCGGGCAATTACAGAAGGACACCGAGGCGCACAGTATGCTTACATTGCCCCGTTTCGTAGCCAGGCCAAGCGCGTAGCATGGGATTACCTTAAGCATTACGCTGCACCAATCACCAGCACAAGCAATGAATCTGACCTAATGGTGGAACTGATCAACGGCGCAAAGATCATGCTGTTTGGCGGCGACAACGCCGATGCCATGCGCGGAATGGGCTTCAATGGTGTCTATCTTGATGAATATGGCGACTTTCGGCCCTCGGTTTGGGGCAATGTCATCCGACCTACGCTGTCCGACCGGCTTGGTTGGGCAGTTTTTGGCGGCACGCCCAAGGGTAAAAACCAATTCCACGACATTTACAAGGTCAGCCAAGGCACACCGGATTGGTTTCTGTTGCGCTTACCGGCATCTGTAAGCAAAATCCTGCCTGATTCCGAACTGTCGGCAGCACGGGCGCAACTGAGCCAAGATCAGTTTGATCAAGAATACGAATGCAGCTTTGATGCGGCGATCATGGGCGCTTTTTATGGGCAAGAGATGCGCTTGGCGCAAGACGAAGGCCGAATAAGGGAATTGCCATTCGATGTTGATGCGCCGGTCTATACCGCATGGGATTTAGGTTATCGGGATGACACCGCCATTTGGTTCTATCAAGTTATCCGAGGCGAGATCAGGGTGATGGACTATTACGCCATCAGCGGTGCAAGCATTGAGGACATTGCCCAAGTGGTTACAGATAAGGGCTACCGGTACACCAAGCATTACCTACCGCATGACGCACGGGCTAAGACGCTGGCATCGGGCGGCAAATCCATCGTGGAACAGCTTGCGGCGCACCTTGGCGGCATAAGCAAACTGGCAATCGTGCCTGAGATTGGCATCCAAGACGGCATCCAGGCCGTTAGGATGGTGCTGCCAAAGTGCTATTTCGACCCAAGTTGTGAAGAAGGGCTAGAGGCGCTGCGCCAATATCAGCGGGAATACGACGAAGACAAGAAGGCATTTCGGCAAAATCCTCGCCATGATTGGTGCTCACACCCAGCAGATGCCTTTAGAATGCTTGCAGTCGCCTACCGGCAAGAGGCAAAAGATCAAACGCCGCCCAAGGGCAAGACCCTGCAAACCATCACATTGGATGAGTTGTGGGAATATGACACTCAATATCATCGTGGAGAACGTATATGAGCCAGCCAGTAGCAGAAGTCGGTGGGTACAAGAACATCACAGCAACCGGCGCAGTAAGCACCGGCTCTTGCCAATTGATTGGCTTTTACGTTAACAGCACAACCATCGGCACTTTGGTGCTACGCAATGGCGGCGCAAGCGGTGAAGTGATGTCGGGCACGATTACACCCGCCATCGGGTTCCACCGATTTCCTGCCAATGTGGGCGTAAGTCTCTATGCAACGGTTGGCGGCACTTTGGACGTAACATTCTTCTTTGCTGCGGGTAGCTGATGGCTTATCAAGAAATGGGTGCATACGAGGGCGATGACCCTGGCCCGTATTGGCACGACCAAATAGAAGCCGCTCAAAAGGTCTTTGAAAAGTGGGAAAAACGCGGTCACAAGATCATTAAACGCTATCGGGATGAACGCGATGCGGTAGAAATGCCCAGGGTGCGCTACAACATCCTGTGGTCAAACATCCAAGTTTTGTTCCCTGCGCTGTATGGCAGGCAAGCCAAACCCGAAGTTTCCCGCCGTTACATGGATCAAGACCCCGTTGGTCGGCTGGCATCCACGATGTTGGAACGGGTCATGGAATACGAAACTCTTCAATTTGGCGACTTTGACCAAGCTATGCGCGGCGTGGTGGAAGACCGATTGCTGCCTGGGCGCGGCACGGCATGGATTCGATATGAGCCGGTGATTGTCAACGAACAGCCCGAAGTAAGCGAGGCCGCCGTTGATGTAGAAGAGCCAGGCGAGGCTCAGATTTATAACACCCAAGAAGAGCCAACCGAGCGCATTGATGCGGCGCACAGCCCCATTGATTACGTCTACTGGACAGACTTTTTGCACAGCCCTGCCCGCACATGGGACGAAGTTTGGTGGGTGGCCCGCGCCGTGTACATGACCAAGGACGAAGGCATTGAGCGTTTTGGCGATGTTTTCAAGAATGTTGGCCTAGACAGCAGCAACACGGACATGGATGCCAAAAATCCAATGACCGCTAAGAACACCTATGACAAAAAAGCCAAGGTGTTTGAGATTTGGAACAAGCGCACCGGCAAGGTCTGCTGGATTGCTAAAGGTTATCCACAGGCGCTAGATGAACGCGACGATCCGCTGGAATTGGAAGAATTCTTTCCTTGCCCGCGCCCGCTGATGGCGACTACCACCACAGGGACAATGATTCCCGTGCCGGACTATGCTGAGTACGAAGACCAAGCGCAAGAACTAGACAACCTGACCCAACGCATCTACTTGCTGACCAAGGCTTGTAAAGCGGTTGGCGTGTTCAATGCCGAATTTAAGGAATTGGGCCGTTTGTTCACCGAAGGCGTGGACAACAAGCTATTCCCCGTGACCGCATGGGCGGCAATGTCGGAAAAGGGCGGCTTAAAGGGCGCTATCGACATGATGGACACATCGACCATCATTGTCACCTTGCGGGAACTGTATTCCGCACGGGAACAGGTCAAGCAGGCCATCTACGAAATCATGGGCATTTCGGACATTCTGCGCGGCGCATCCAAAGCCCAAGAAACCCTTGGCGCACAACAGCTAAAGGCGAACTTTGGCAGCTTGCGGATGCGTAGCAGCCAAGGCGATGTGGCGCGGTTTGCGTCCGACATTTTCAAGCTAAAAGCGCAAGTCATCTGCAAGTTTTACCCGCCCGAGTTGATTGTGCAGATGTCCGGCGTTATGGACACACCCGATGGGCAAAACCCGCAATTGCTGCAAGCCGCCGTGCAAATGCTGTCCAACAGCACCATCCGCGATTTCCACATTGCGGTTGAAGCCGACAGCTTGGCGCAGATTGATGAACAAGCAGAGAAACAAGGCGCACAAGAGGCCATTCAAGCCATTGGGCTGTTTTTGCGTGAAGCAATTCCCATGATCAGCCAAGCGCCCGAAACTTTGCCAATGGCATCTGAGATGCTGTTGTTCTTGGTGCGCCGGTTCCGCGCCGGTCGCGGGCTGGAGAGCGCAGTCGAACGCGCCATGAAATCCTTGGAAGAAAAGGCGGCAATGGCTAAACAGCAGCAGCCTGGCCCGTCTCCTGAGATGATGCAATTGCAAGCTGACCAGCAGGCAGAGCAAATGAAGATGCAAGCGCAGGCGCAGACTGAGCAAATGAAGATGCAAGCGCAGGCGCAAATTGAACAAGGCAAGGCACAGCTTGAAATGCAGATGCATGAAGCCAAAATGCAGGCAGAAATGCAATTGGCGCAGATGAAAGCTGATTTTGAGACTGCCAAGCAAAATAACGAATTGCAAGTTAAAGCCCGTGAAATGGCTGGCAAAGAAGAACTTGAACGATGGAAAGCCGAATTGGATGCAAACACCAAAATTACGGTTGCACAAATTGGAAAATTAGAAAATTCTGACAATGTAAGCGGCACAATTTTGCAATCAATGGAAAAAATTGCAGCCATGAACGATCAAATGGCAAATTTGCATAATGAAGCTATGCAAAACATTGATGTTGCAATGCAAAAATTCAACGCCCCTAAACGTGTCATTCGTGGCCCTGATGGAATGATTATTGGCGTGGAGGCTGTGCAATGAGCCTAATTCTTGCGGATAGGGTCAGACAAACATCCACGACAACGGGATCGGGCACATTCACGCTGGATGGCTCGGTTACCGGCTTTCAGTCATTCAGCGCAATAGGCGATGGAAACACGACCTATTACACAATCACGTTGGATGCTCAATGGGAAGTGGGCATTGGAACGTACTCAGCAGGCACTTTGACCCGTGACACGGTGATTTCGTCCAGCACCGGCAGCAAGATTGTTTTTGCGGCAGGCACAAAGGATGTGTTTGTGTCTTATCCCGCCGAAAAATCAGTAAATCAAGATGCAAATAATCGTGTTTTGATACCTTACACATCAGGCGTGACCAATGTTGGTTCTTTGAATGTAGGAAACGCAACATCACACACCGATTCCGGCGTGATTGCAGGATTTACTGCAAGTGAGCCGCTTTATTTGTACACCAGCTTACAAAACACAAGCACAGCCAACACTTCATATGCAAGTTATGCGGTCAACGATGGCGGTCACACGGCATATGCTGAATTGGGCATAAATAACTCAACTTACAGCTACACGGCTGCGGGATTTCCAAATAATGGATTTTCAACGCCGCTGGCAAGTTTTGTTGAATCGTATGGTGGCCCATTAGTAATGGGTAGTTGGGACAATCAAAAAATCAGTTTTATTGTTAATGGCGCTGTTAATACGACAGACGCAATGACCATAAATACCAATGGATCGGTAGCGTTCAACGGGCAAGTTGGCACTGCTGGGCAAGTTTTACAAAGCAATGCAACCAGCGCACCAACTTGGGCATCCGTTGGAACGGGCACAGTCACATCAGTTGACGCAACCGTACCAGCATTTTTGTCTGTTACAGGTGGGCCAATAACCACAACTGGAACATTAGCAATAAGCTACTCAGGCACGGCGCTACCAATTGCCAATGGTGGAACTGGAGCAACCACGGCGCAAGCTGCCATCAATGCGTTAGTCGGTACACCAACAAATAGGCGCTTTTTGCGTAGCGATGGCACAAACTCAACTATGGCGTTGATTCAAGTTGCTGATGTACCAACACTAAATCAAGACACCACAGGTACAGCCGCAAACGTTACAGGCACAGTAGCAATTGCCAATGGTGGTACTGGGCAGACTACCGCTAGTGCTGCATTTAATGCTTTGTCGCCAGTGACTACTGCTGGCGATTTGATTATTGGTAATGGGACAAATAGCGCAACCCGATTGGCAATTGGAGCCAACACTTATGTGCTAACTTCCAACGGCACAACTGCAACTTGGTCAGCTAGTAGCGGTGGAATTACAACTGGTAAAAGCATTGCAATGGCAATGATTTTTGGATTTTAAGGAAACAACGTGGCCAATCCTAATATTGTTAATGTCACTTCTATTTATGGAAGTACGTCATACCTTGTTCCTACCACTACGACTGCCACAACGTGGACTGCGTTAACTCCTGCCGCTGGAACGGTTAATAAAATTAACAGCTTGATTGCAGCTAATGTTACAAACACGGCGGCTACTGTTACTGTGTCTATCAATAGTGCTACTGCTGGCGGTGGCACGGCTTATCGTTTAACTTATCAAACAAGTGTTCCAGCCAATTCATCATTGTTAGTTATTGACAAAAGCACCATGATTTATGTAGGGGAAGCACAATCTATTGTGGTGACATCTGGTACAACCAACTCCATAGAAATGGTTGCATCGTTTGAGGCAATTACATAATGAATCGGTTTAAAGGCAGCATAAGGTCTGCAACCGCTGCTGTGACTACTGTTACGGATGCGATAGGCAAATGGACGCTGACCGAACAAATGCAAGCGCGGCAAAGCGGCACATGGCCTGGATACGTCCCGCCTACCGTAGAGTATCTTGTAGTGGCTGGCGGCGCTGGTGGTGGCAGTTCTCTTTTTTCAACTTCAGGTGGCGGCGGCGGTGGTGCAGGTGGCTTGAGAACTGCTAGTGGCTATTCTATAACGAATGGTTCGACTATTACTGTTACTGTTGGCGCTGGTGGCGCTGCGGGTACTGTAAGTGCATCAACAAGTCAAGGAACTAACGGCAGCAATTCAGTATTTGGCACTATTACTGCTAATGGCGGCGGTGGTGGCGGTGGATCAGGAACTTCATATTGGGATGGTAAATCTGGTGGTTCTGGAGGTGGCGCTGGTGGTGCTGGTGGAATAACTACTAACGGAGGCGCGGGGAACACGCCATCAACCAGCCCATCTCAAGGAAATAATGGTAGTTCCTGCACAAGCAATGCGCCCAATTATGGTTCTGGAGGTGGTGGCGGGTCTGGAGGAGCAGGGGTTGCTGGCGGCAATACATCAGGTGGAAATGGTGGTTCTGCAACTGTTTCTTCTATTTCGGGTTCTAGCATTTATTATGCTGGTGGTGGTGGCGGCGGTTCTTACATGGGTGGAACTCAAGGTTTAGGTGGAGGAACATCTACTAGTGCTCAAAAAGGTGGGGCAACAGATGGTGTAACTAACGGTACGGCATCAAATGCTGCCGCAAATACTGGTGGCGGCGGTGGTGGCGGTGCAGGTGGTGCTGGCAATGGAAATGCAGGATTAGGTGGTTCAGGAATTGTAATTATTAAGTATTCTGATGTTTATTCTGCTGCTACATCCACAACAGGATCGCCAACTATTACAGTTTCTAGCGGTTATAGAATTTACACTTTTACTGGCAGCGGAACAATTACATTTTAATCATGGCACATTTTGCAAAACTTGATGAAAGCAATGTAGTGATTGAAGTGCATTGTGTTCACAACAATGAATTGTTAGTTAACAATGTAGAGTCAGAAGCGCAAGGTATTGCATTTTTGGTAATGTGGAGTGGCGGGTATCCTTTTTGGAAACAAACATCCTACAACGGAAACATTCGTAAAAATTACGCTGGCATTGGGTTTGCCTATGATGAGTCACGCGATGCGTTTATTCCTCCACAACCATTCCCAAGCTGGACGCTGGTAGAGGAAACTTGCCAATGGACTGCGCCTGTTGCATACCCAAATGATGAAAATCGATATACATGGGATGAAAATACATTGTCTTGGATAAAATAATTTTATGTTTGGCTTTTCAGCTTTTGCTGCTTTTCCGTTTAATACAATTGACGGAAATATACCGCCACCACCACCACCGCCAATAGATGTTTTATTAGGCGGTCACTTTGGATTTGATGAGAAAAAGCGCAACGAACAATGGGACGCTGACCGGCGGGCTGAAAAACAGCGCAAGTTAAAGCTGCGCGAAGCCCTGTTTGGTTTACCGCCAGCAGAGCGCGAAAAAATAACCAGCGCACCGACTCAGGCCATTGAGATTGCCGCCCGTGACCCGATTGACTACGCCGCCATGATGAAAAAAGTAAGGCAGCTTGAATTTCGGATAAGATTGCAGCGTGATGAAGAAGAAATCGCACAACTACTGGAAATGCTATGAAAGAAACATGGGTTTTTCCGTCTGACGGTACTGAGCCTTATGAAAAGAGCAAAGGCTCGCCTGCCGACCGCATGATGGTCTTTGGCGACATTGAGCCTTTTCGGTCGCCTGACGGTCAAATGATTATGGGCCGCGCACAATGGCGTGAACACTTAAAGGCAACCGATACCATTGAGATGGGCCATTCGGATGTCAAATACGCACAAAAGGAATGGCAAAAGAAGAAAGAAGCACATATGGCCCGTTTGCGTGGACAAGTGGCACGGGTGCAAGAATTTGACCGCCCAGGCGCACCCATTGCGCCGGTGCAGCGCAGCAACTTGAACGTGGAGATGGCAAATCGGCTACACAACCGACCGCCGCCCGAGCGTAAGGAAATGATCAAAATGACCCTCGACCAAATGAAAAGGATGAAATGATGGAAAACGAAGTTGTCGCACCCGACACGACCGAAGCACCAGCACCCGAAACCCCTGCGGTAGTTGAACCGCAAAGCCGCGCCGACACAATCCGCGAGGCATTGGCAAAAACATCATCTGACCCTGCAAATCAAAGCAAACCAAGCCAGCCCCGCGACAAGGGCAAATTTGCGCCCAAATTTCCAACTGGCGAATCCCAAGCGCCCAATACGCCCGAAAAACCTCGGGTGGATATGCCCAAATCCTTGCGTTTGGAACTAAAAGACCATTGGGAAAAAGCCCCGCCCGAACTTCAGCAAGCCTTTGCCCAACGCGATGCCGACTACGAAAAGGGCATCACGCAATACAAGTCACGGGATGCCGAGGCACGGGCAATTACCGAACAATTTGCCCCTTATGAGTGGATTTTGCGGAATGAGGGCACAACTCCGGCGCAGGCGATTGCTCCCCTTTTGCAGACTGCGGCCCTGTTGCGGACGGGCACACCGGCGCAAAAGAGCCAGGCCGTGGCCCACATGATTCAGCAGTTTCAGATTCCGATTGACCAAGTTTCTGCCCATTTGGGCGGGACTGCACCGGTTCAGCAGGATTCGCATTACAATGATCTCGCGCAACAAGTACAGCAACTGACGCAACACATAACGCAGCAGCAGTACCAAGCGCAGAAATTGAACGAAAACAGGGCACTCTCTGTTATCCAGCAGTTTGCGAGCGACCCCGCAAATATGCACTTTGAGGCAGTCTCCGACCGAATGTTGCAGCTTCTCCAAGCGCCACAGGTTTTGGGTGACACAAGTCAAATGTCCGAACGCGAGAAATTGCAATTGGCATATGACACGGCAGTTAGGCTTGATCCGCAATTAGCGCAAACTTTGTATGCTCAACAGCAACAACAAGCGCAGGCGACAGCCCAAGTGCAAAGAGCGAGAACAGCGGCGGTAAGTGTGCGCGGCGCACCTGGTGGCAGCGCAAACCCCGTCATCAATCAAACCGACCGGCGGGCCGTGATAGCCAATGCGCTACGGTCTTTCGGTTAAATAGGAGTTAGTCATGGCATACGCAAATGCAAACTACTCAGACGTTTTGGCAACGACCATTGAATCGCGTTCCGGCACAGTCGCCGACAACGTGACCAAAAACAATGCTTTGCTGACCCGTTTGCGTGAAAAAGGACGGTACAAGCCGTTCACCGGCGGTTCGACCATTCTGCAAGAATTGTCATTCCAAGCAAACAGTACCGCAATGTACTACTCAGGCGCTGAAGTCTTGGACATCAGCCCTGCGGACGTTATCAGCGCGGCTCAGTTCCCCATCAAGCAGGCCGCTGTTGCGGTCACCATCAATGGCTTGGAAATGCTCCAAAACAGCGGCGAAGAACAGATCATCGATTTGTTTGACGCACGTTTGGACGTTGCCGAGGCATCGATTGAGAACTTGATCTCGACCGGTATCTATTCGGACGGCACAGCCAACAACGGCAAGCAGATCACCGGTCTGCAAGCTATGGTGGTTGCTAATCCGGCAACCGGCGTGGTCGGCGGTATCGATCGTGCTACTTGGAGTTTTTGGCGCAATCAGACGTTTGACTTCTCAACCGACCTTGGCGTGTCCGCATCGTCTTCCAACATTCAGACCGGTTTCAACCGCCTGTATGCCAAGACCTCGCGCGGTAGCGATGTGGTTGACTTGATTTTGTTGGACAACAACCTGTGGGGATTCTTCATGTCTTCCTTGCAAAACATCCAGCGTTTCCCTGGCTCTAGCAAGATGGCTGAACTCGGCTTTGTTGCAAGCAAGTATATGAACGCTGATGTGGTGTTGGACGGTGGTATCGGCGGCAATATCCCCGCCTCTACTGGCTATTTCTTGAATAGCAAGTACATCTTCTTCCGACCACACACCAATCGCAATTTCGTCCCAATCGGCGATGAGCGCATGAGTACCAACCAGGACGCAATCGTGCGCTTGATTGGATGGGCCGGTAATATGACTGCCTCGGGACTTCAGTTCCAAGGCGTTATGACTGAATAAGGAGAATCATCATGGCTGATTACGTCACCGATGGAAAAATTGGTATTGACCTAACCGCAACCTATGCGTCTACGTCTGCCGGTTCCACTACCCTGTTCCCCGTTACCCCTGGCACTCGGGTCAACACTTCCAATAACGGCGTGTATATTTTTGCCCGCGCCGAATCCGACATTGCTCAGTTTGATGCGGTGATCATGTCCACATACTCAGATTCGGCGAGTTTGACTCCCGTGATGCGTGCTGTGCCCGTGACCACCACAAATGCTGCTGCGTTGGGTTACAACATGGTTGGCTTTGCACAAACCGCAATTGCCTCCAGCTATTACGGCTGGATCGGCATTAACGGTATGCTGCGCGTCAACTTGTTGATTGCTTGCAATCCTAAAGTGCCTTTGTACACCACAGCGACCGCTGGTAAATTGGACGATACAACCGTGTCTTCCGGTTATATCCAAGGTATCGTGGCTAACACCTCGGCAACCTCGGCATCTGCACCATATTGCATGGTCAACAATGCTGGCTTACTGACATCTAACCCTGTCTAAAGCAAACTGATGCCCCGCCAAAGAAGCGGGGTGTCTTTTTGATGAGTTTTTTACCTCTTAAAGTTAACGGTCAATGTGTCGCGGATGACGAGACGTTATTCGCGCATATGGATGCGGCAATAGCTAGAGGCTTTGCACAAGTCAAGCAAGCTGAATCGGCAAAGACCGGCTCGATCTTGCTGGTAGCAAGCGCCCCAAGCGTTAGAGGGCAAATAGAACTCATCAAAAAGATGCAAGCAGCCGGTGCGCCGGTTGTTGCCATCAAGGGCGCACACGATTGGCTAATCGACAACGGCGTGATTCCTGATTACGCCCTAGCAATTGACCCACAAGAACACCGGATCGCGTTTTACAAGCCTCATAAGGCCGTGAAGTACATGATTGCCTCACAATGCCATCCGGCGATGTTTGACAACCTTGCAGGTTGCGATGTGACCCTGTGGCATCCATACCTTACCAAAGGCCAAAACCGCCCCAAAAACTCCATGTTGATTGGCGGCGGTACAACTTCCGGCCTCCGAGCCATGTCGTTGTTTTATGTTCTTGGCTGGCGACAATTTGAACTGTTTGGTTACGATTCCTGCAATGATGGCGAAATGCTGCGGGTGAATGGTGATGGCCTAAAAGACGGCGACAGCTTGATTGAAGTCAGGATCGACCCTGATGGCGAAACTTTCTATTGCAACACAGCAATGGCGTTGCAAGCCGAGCATTTCCAAACTTATTACGACTACCTACCGGATGCGGTGTTCAACGGTCACGGGCATGGGCTAATCCAAGCCATCATTCGCAAAAGGGCAGAAAACATGATGGAACTAGGTGGCATCATCAATACCCAAGCGCAGCAAAATGATCGGGTTTCGTTCATTCACTTTGGCGATGTTTGGTCGGCAAGCTGGCGTTACAGAGCCAAGATACCGGCAGGCACATGGGCAAGCCTCAATGACTTGACCGCAGGCACATTGGTGTTTGCCAAGCCCCAAGCGCATGAACTGATGGAAATGGCGCGGGCCAAGGCGCGTGGCGCACGGGTCATTGTGGATTTCTGCGATGACCATTTTGATTGGACGCACTACGCCGAGGCGCTGCGGATTGCTGATGTGGTGACTTGTCCGACCCAAGAAATGGCAAAGCGCATCAAAGCATTGGGCAAAGATGCCGTGGTCATTCCTGACCCGTTTGAATACGATCAGATGCCGCCACATTGCAACGGCGTGAATCTGCTGTGGTATGGGCACGCCGTCAACAAGCAAAGCCTACAGCGCATTTTGCCGGACATTGAGCATTACCCGCTGCGGGTGGTGTCCAACTTTGGCGGGGCAATCCCTTGGTCGCATGAAACCATGTTGGAAGAATTTGCCCGGGCTGACATTGTGGTGATCCCCGCCACCGATACCTACAAAAGCCCAAATCGGGCAATTGAGGCAACCCGTCAAGGGTGTTTTGTAGTCGCAGAGCCGCATCCAGCATTGGAGGGTTTCCCTGGCATTTGGATTGGCAACATCAAAGAGGGCATCGAATGGACAACAACGAGGAACGTGTCAAGCAATATCTTGGCGGCGCAACAATTCGTGATGGAAAAATACTTGCCGCAAATAGTGATCGATGCATGGAAGACGATTACAAAACGGCCTACAACCTCGGATGCGGAAAAAAGCATTGGAACGGCTGGGTAAACGTAGACCTGTATTCCGAAACATCGGACATCAAATGCGACTTGCGTAAGCTGGAACTTGCCAGCAACTCAGCCGATGCGGTTGCAGCCATCCATGTGTTGGAGCATTTTTACGAATGGGAAGTGCACGCCCTGCTGACCGAATGGATGCGTGTTCTCAAGCCAGGCGGCAAGATGATCCTTGAACTGCCGTGCATGGACAAAGTGTTTGCCTACATCCACAATTGCGTGGTGCATAAAAAGCCTTTGCAACCGTTTATGGTTACCTATGCTCTATGGGGCGACCCCAAGCACAAAGACCCTGCCATGTGCCACCGGTGGGGCTGGTTTCAAAACCCGCTGCGCGATATGTTGCAATCGGTTGGCATGGAGCGCATCGAATTCTTTGACCCGCGCTATCATTTCCCGTTCCGAGACATGAGGGTTGAATGCTACAAGGTGTCCTAAGTAACGCCGAGCGCCATGCCCAAATGTCGCAAGCGCGTGGGCAAATGCTCAAGAAAAGGCCCAAATTTAACGACAAATGGGCATCCATTGTCTGCTATGGCCCAAGCCTTGCGGACACTTGGCGGTTCATAAAGCGGCCCATCGTCACGGTGTCCGGCGCCCATGATTACCTTGTTAGGCGCGGAATCGTGCCGGATTTCCATGTGGATTGCGACCCAAGGGAACACAAGGCGCGAATGTTGCAAAACCCTCAAGCCAAGACCATTTACTTGATGGCGACCGTGTGCCACCCAAAATATTGGGAAGTGTTGAAGGGCCGCAAGGTGCGGTTGTGGCATCTGATCAACGGCGATGACCTAGAAACCGTGGCTTGGGTGATGCAAAACCATCCAGAAGGCGCAAACAGCATGATTGGCGGCGGCAGTTCGGTTGGGCAACGGGCGATGAACGTCATGGCGGCGCTTGGCTATCGGCGGTTTAACATTCACGGCATGGATTGCTCATTTACGACTGACCGCCACGCTGGGGCACATTTGGGCAAGGAACAAGCTAAAATTATGGTGAAAGCTGGAAACCGAGTGTTTCAGACCACCAGGCAAATGCTACAGGCAGCGATTGAGATGGAACAATTCATCACAACTCAGGATGCGGAGATCGCATTTTTCGGTGACGGGCTTATGCAAGAAACGGCACTTCAACTAAAGGAAATGGCATGAAGAACGAAACGGCTGGATGGACAAACGAAAGTTTTATGGAAGACAACCGAGGCAAGATGGCGGTGTTTTTCCATGCTGTACAGATTAAGAATAATTACAAATCGGACTTGGAAAAACGCCCAATTTTTGAGGAACGTATCTACTTGAAAAAGTTGGTTCCAGGCGATTCCACGCTGGTGGTTGACCGCCCAATGCGCGAAACTGACATGGAAGAATTTCCCATTGAGTGGGCGCGGTTTGAGCAAAAGAAAGAGCAAAAATCCGATGGCACTCCGATTGAGGCGTGGGCGGTAATTAGCGACACGCAAAAGGCTGAATTTCGGGCGCTTAACATCTTCACGATTGACCAGTTTGCCAAGCTGCCGGACTCCGCAGGCAACAAAATTATGGGATTTAATGAATTGCGGGCTAAAGCCCAAGCATTCATTGGTGCAGCGCAAGATAGCCAAATGATGGACAAAATACGCGCTGAGACTGATGAAAAATTGAAGGCCCAAGAGGTTGAAATGGCTGAACTTCGTGCCATGATTACGGAATTGACAGCCAAAAAGGTTGGTAGACCTCGCAAAGAAGAAGTGGTGGAATAAATGGCATACAACTTACTGCAACTGGTTGACCAAGTTTCGGGCGAACTGGGCTTGTCCCAACCGGCGGCAGTAATTGGCTCCACCAACAACCAAACCGTCCAATTTTTGGCTTTGGCGCAGCGGTTGGGCAAAGACTTGGTGCGTGAATACGAATGGCAGCGGTTGGTCAAGGCTTATGTTCTGCAAACGACCGCCGGAATTAGCACTACCGGAACAATCACGGCAGGTTCAAAAGTCATCACCAGCATGGGAACGACCGTAGGCTTGGAAGTGGGCAATGTGGTCACCGGCACAGGGCAGGCTCCATACGCTGAGATTCTGACCATTGACTCGGGAACTCAAGTTACGCTGAACACGCCTGTGGC